GGTGTCGCGGCCTCGGGGGTTGGCAATTTTCGGCCTCGAAAAAACCGCTTTAAATTCGAGGACTTACGCGATTTATATTTTCCAGATTTAAAAAATCGGATAGGATTTTAAAAAACGAGCGGAATTTGAGGGGACAGATAAAAGGAAAAATGGCAGAAAACATCATTAGAAAATCGGACTTTGCGCGACTTTTAAACCTGACTCCGACTGCAATCACTTTGGCCATCAAACGAGGTGATGTTGCGGTTACTTCCAATGGGAAAATCGACACTGATCACCCGAAGAATGTTCAATATGCGGCTCTCGCGAAAGCGAAGAAGAAGCACACTCGGCGCGGGATGTCAGAAGAACGTAAGAAAGCGAAGCCCATACGGAATAAAATCCGAGAACTTTCGGATGATATGGATAAAAACGAAGATGATTTCTCCGAAGAATACGAACCAAAAACAATTGTCGAGAAGCTAGAGATCGAAAAACTCAAAGCGCAAACAAACAAGCTAAATGTCTCAGTTGCAAAAGAGCTGAATATCTTGGTTCTTCGATCTTTCGTCGAAGACACGATTAGACGATTCTCCACTGTGATCTCGTCTTTTTTGCTCTCAATGGGTGATAGGGTGGCGAGCGAAGTTGCTGCAATTTGTGAGATCGAAGACGTTGAGATCAAATTGCAAATGAAAGAAATCATTGATCGCGACGTCGAGAGGACACTGAAAGCGGTAAAAGGCGCCGTTCGCGATCATTGGGATAAGGTGATCACCTAATGTTTAGCGAGAAAAACTTAGAATGCATAACTGACGTTGATCGCAGTCAAATGGCTCGTTTCTTAGTTTCGAGCTTTGATGCTATTCCCGATCATATCCCCTCTATTCCGATCTCTGAATACGCTCAACAAAATAGAGTTCTCCCTTCGGGGACACCCTATCCAGGTCCATGGGATAATGCGCGGACGCCTTACCTTGTTGAGCCCATGGACAACATGAGCGTTCTTTCACCAATCCAGCGAACGGTGATCATGAAAGGCGCTCAGCTCGGTTTCACCGCAGCCGCTGAAAATGTGGTCGTCTATTGGATTGATGTCTGTCCGGCAGAGATACTTTTCATTTCAGCGACTGATCAGCTTCTTCGCAAGTGGGTAGTAAAGCGGCTTGAACCGGCGATCGATTCATGTGGCGCGAGACACAAAATCTTTGCTCAACTCGCAAGTGGAGTGACGACACGTCGATCTGCGGACAAGCAGACATCAAAAGAGTTCATTGGTGGATCTCTCGATCTTGCTTCCGCACAATCGGCCGCGTCGCTTCGATCGGACTCGAAGCGTGTTTTGATTCGAGATGAGATTGACGGCGCCCCGCCTCAGTTGAAGACCGGTGAAGGAAACTGGTTAGATGTCTCATACGTAAGAACGAATGCTTGGGGTGATAGGCGCAAGGTTTTAGACTTCTCGACTCCGACAACCGTTTCAGAGTCGGCGATCGCGCAAGAATACGAAAGAGGTGACAAACGCCGATTCATGGTTCCGTGTCCGTTTTGTGGTGTGTTTCAGATCCTTGATTGGGGTGATGGAGATTCGAAACACGGCATGAAAGCGGACACCGAAGCGGGCGAGGTGAAAATGGTTTACTATGCTTGCGAAGCTTGCGGCGAAGCGATTCGGAATCACCATAAAGCGAAGATGTTTCGCGAAGGGTATTGGGAACCAACATCTAAGAGCGAAAGCAAATATCTTCGATCATATCATCTCTCTTCGCTCTACTCCCCTTTAGGCATGTTGTCTTGGGAAGAGATTTGGGAAAGGTTCGTCAGATCGCAAGATGACATTGACGGAGCAAGATCTTTCATGAACCTGTATCTTGGGTTGCCTTATGAGGAGTTAGGGCGAAAACCGAAGATTGAACAGATCGTCGAACTACGCGGAGTTTATCGATCGGGCACTGTTCCGAACGATGTGTTGTTCTTGACGATCGCGGTAGACGTTCAGCGCGGGTCAACAACAAGTCGCGATAACCCCGCTCGCGTTGAGCTAGAGGTGTGCGGACACTCCGAAGGGTTTAGAACGTATTCGGTCGATTACATGCGTTTTGAAGGTTCGGTTGCGGATCCGAATGAAGGGGCTTGGGAGCTTTTAGCCGAGCATTGGAAAACGGGCGGATTGGAGTTCAGGAAACAAAACGGGCAACCGATCGGCGTCCAGTTGATCTTCATCGACTCCGGTGATGGAAGTCTAACTGATGTGGTTTACCGTTTTACGCGCGGCTGGCAAAACACCTATCCGACAAAAGGCTTTCAAGCGTTACGGTCATCCGTCAAAAAAGATGCCGGTGACGCGGTCGGATTGCATAATGTCCGAAGGTATAAACCGTTGAAGGTATCCGACGATCTTTTACTTTATGAGATTTCAACCAACTATTATAAAAGACACATTTACAACAATTTGAACATTCAACGCGATCACCTCGCTGATAAACAAAAACCCGGATTCTGCGATTTTCCGGTTGATTATGACGAAACGTATTTCCGCATGTTAACGGCGGAAGAAGAAAGATCGGACGGATCGTTTCATTGTCCGAGTAGGAGACGAAACGAAGCGCTGGATTGTAGGGTCATGAACATGTGCGCGGCTGATGTCTATCTTGATTCGCTGATGCAAGAGCTAAGAGCAGCGGCGAAAGACGCGGGAGCGACGAAGAGCCAAATAGACCAGATTGGTATTCGTTGGGTGTTGGATTGGTTAAAACGTTCAGTTGGAAATAATAGGTAGTTATTGGAAGTTTCCCAACTAATTTGTATCTTTTTTCCAATTAGATCTATTAAATGATTGACAGGTCATTAAACTCGCCCTAATGATGGTTCATGGGATACCTAAATTCCACCGAACGATCCACCCTCATTGAACGCCGAACCGAATACGAAACGATGCTAGAGACGGCCAAGACGACGTATGCCGCCGAATTGGAGAACCCCGTCGAAGAATATCGGTTTGATTCGGGTGAAGGATCACAGCGTGCCAAGCGGCGCAAGCTTTCGGAGCTGAAAGAACAGATCGAGTGGCTGGAGGGTGAGATCGATCTGATCAATCGGCGACTGAAAGGGAGCGGGATCGTTACGATGAATGTTCGGCGGAAAGGTGGAAACAGATTTGGGCGCGGGGGGTATTGATGAGCGCTTTCGTTGACTTCTTCAAGCGGCTTTTTTCCAGCTCTCCGCCTTCGTCGAACCCGCTACCGAAAGACACGGTGAATTCTGTTACCGTTCCCCGTGGCTTCTTTTCTGATCCGCGCGGTTCATACGGCAGGTCAAGTCAAGATGGTGGTAGCAAGTGGGATTGGGGTCTATCGAACGATGGAGCAAGCCCCGCGATCGATCACTACTACGCGCGCCAGAATAGCCGCTCCGCTTACCTGGACTCCTTGCAAGCTCACGCGGTGGTTGGTCGGTTCGCGGACACCGTGGTTGACACCGGGCTCCGTCTCAAGCCCAAGCCTGCTTGGCGCCAGCTCGGGATCACCCCCGAGCAAGCGCGAGAGTGGAGCGCGGATGTCGAAGAGAAGTTTGACATGTGGGCACGGTCGAAGAAGTCTCATCGATCCGAGCAGATGTCATTCTATCAGATGCAACGATTGGTCTCGATCTCGCAACCAAGGGATGGTGAGTATTTCGTTCGACTAACGTACAACAATCGAAAAGATCTCATTAACCCCTTGCAACTTCGTTTGATCGATCCGAATCAGATCAGGGGGTTCGCGTTCACATCAACGCAAGGGTTCCAGGGTTTCGCGGACGGGATCAAACGAGATGAAGCGGGGAGAGAAGTAGCATACAACGTTTACTCGTATGACTACAAAAACAATCGCTATCGTGAGACAGTCATTCCGGCGATCGGTCCGCGTTCTGGTCGGCGGATGGTTTTGCACGGGTTCGCGCAAGAGTGGCCTGACCAAGTGCGCGGATATCCGCGATTGTTCCACGCGCTTCAGGAATTCGAAAACCTAACGGATTTCTCGCTCGCTCACATCAAAAAGGCGATCAACCAGTCGAACTTGACGATGTTCGTCAAGCCGAGCGATGACGCGCCGGCGAGTAACCCCTTTGAAGAGATCACACATAACGTTGCGGGACCAATCAACGCTAGCTCTTTAAGCGGCGGAGCGATCACCCCTGCCGGTGATTTGTCCGATTCGACGGACCTCGAAGATCGACTTCGATACCTGCCGATTAAAGAAGCGACTTTCGGCGTTCCGGGATCAACCGCTGTGTTCTCGCTCGAAGGCGGGGAGACGCTCGAACCGTTCCGTGATACTGCGCCCAGTGAGCACTACTCGGCTTTCATCGAAGCGTTCGCGAGTCATCTTTCCGCGTCGCTTTCGATACCGCTCGAAGTCGTGTTGATGAAGTTCAACCAGAACTACTCGGCGAGTCGAGCAGCTTTGATTCTGTTTTGGCGAGTCGCGCAGATCTGGCGCGATGAACTTGCGAGTGATCTGCTGAAACCCGTTTATGAAGAGTGGCTTGCAGGGGAGATCGCGGCCGGTAGGGTGCGCGCTCCCGGGTGGAGCGATCCTGTTTTGCGTCAATGTTGGTCGGAATGCTATTGGAACGGGGTTCCGATGCCGAACATCGATCCCGAGAAGACCGCGCGAGCCGAGCAGCTTTACGTTGAAGCGGGAGCACAAACGCTTCAAGACGTCGCGCAGAATTACAACGGGTCGAACTTCGAGGCGAACAAAGCGCAGCTCCGCGAAGAACTCGAAGACTTGCCGATCCCCCCGTGGGGATCGAAAGTAAAAGACACTCAAGGATCAACCATGAAAGAGGAAGGATCCGAAGATGGCCAATCCTAGCATCATAACGTGTGCTGCGGACGCGTGGACTCCGGTTGCAACGAACGTGAATTACGGGGTTGTCGCCCCGTTCACAACGAACGTTAACTACTCCCAAACATATCGGATGACCGGTGATCCCGCTCCAACGGATCTGAGTGACGCGGTCCCGTTTCTCGAAGCGCATAAGATCGACGCAGTGGCGGCGATCGATGTTTACATCTACGCGCACAAAAAAGCCGGATCCGTCCGCGTGGATCTGTAGGGGGATGCCATGAGCGAACTTCCGATCATTGGTGGAGGCGGGTCCAGTTACATTCTTTCGGTGACCTCAGTCGACGCGTCCGATTACGTTGCTTCGGGTGGAGGGACCCCGGGTGATGTGGATCTGTCTGGTGGAGACGTCTACGTCACCGATGCTCTCGAAGTCGACGGATACGCGACTTTCGGATCCGGTTCGACGTCGCATTCTTTGGGTGCGAACGGTGATGTTTACGTTGAAGGGAAGCTCGAAGTCGATAGCGACGTTGAAATGGACGGAACAGTCTATTTCAACTCCTCAGCTTCTTTCGGCAACTTGAAACTTCTAATTTTGGGCGGAACGACTCAGAACGACCTTGTTATTTACGGTAATAGAACAGTGGATCAAGCCGTTTGCATGGTCGGGGATCAAGTTGGTCGTCAACTCGTTCTCTCGAACGGCGCAATGTTTGGGAAAGATTTCGGTCACGCGGACGCGGGCTTTCCTGTTCTTTACCTGCAATCGGACGAAGATCCAACCGTTGACGCAACTGAGTTCATGAGTGCGGCTCATAACGGCACCAATGGGATTCTCCAGACTGGTAAAGGCAACTTGACGATTGGATCCGGTTCGACTTCGCATTCATTGAATGCGAATGGGGATACGCTTGTTTCCGGGGCTCTCGAAGTAGATAGCGATCTATGGGCTGATGGATCGTTGAAATGCAATTCCAGCGTTGTTCTTTTCGATGACAAACCGGTATATTTCGGAACAACAAATGATGGTGTGATTACATTTAACGATGCGAATCAGACGGTCCCCTGTCTGATGCTACTAGTTGACGACACGTCAAACACTCTTATCTTCAACAGCAAAGACAATAGATTCAATGATCATGCTCATTCCGCGCAAACCGATCCAACTCTCTACGGACATTCAGGGGCTGATGTTTCGGTAGATGCAACTCAGTGGTGGTCGATCACACATGACCAAACGAATGGGGTCATTCAAACCGGTAAAGGCAACTTGACGATTGGATCCGGTTCGACGTCTAGAAGCCTTAACTCGAATGGAGACCTGTTCGTTTCTGGAAAATTAGAAGTAGACGGAGTGTCGTATTTAGACAGTCAGTTGAACATGAATGCGGCCTTGCTAGTTTCTGGAACGAACGTTTTGTTCTTTGATTCGGCTGGTGCTTCCGACACGAAATTCAGATCACTCGCTACTGATAATGCTTTTTTGTTGAGCCCGGGATCAAACCACGGGAGGAACCTCGTAATTTCTGAAGAGGGCAACACCGGGTCATCAGACAGCCACGGACTCTCTGTGTCTGACGATCCCACAATTTGGTTGTTTTCTTCAATACCTGTTGAATATTCAAAACAGGAACATTTTTCTCTTGCCCACGACGGCGACGACGCAGTTTTCCAATCCGGTCACGGTGGCTACGTGTTCGGCGTTCCAGCTCAGTCTGCTCGTGGAACAGTGACTTTCACTGGTGTTCCAGTTGCTGATGAGACGATCACGATCAACGCAACCACGATCACTTTCAAAGCCGACGGCTCTGGTGATATGGATCACTGCACAATTGGCGGGACAGCAGCCGAATGCGTTACCAATCTCGTCACGACTTTGGGTGAGTGTAGCGAGAGCGCGAATCTTTCGGCTTGGGATGGCGCAGGTGATACTGTTGTCATCGAATGGGGCACCGCTGGCGTAGCAGGCAACTCGATTGCGTTTTCAGGGACTCCGACGAACGTTTCCCTTGACGGCTCTGGATTCTTCGGTGGCACTCATGCGGGAGTTGACGCCGCTACTTTGTTGACAGTGCCTGAGACGGGACCCGTGAAAGTCGGAAGTGGCACACCTGGGAACGCGACAACCGACGGATCTTTGTATGTCACTGATAGGCTTGAATGTGACGGAACAGCGTATTTAGGACCGCGAGTTTACGTCACTTCTGTTTATGCGTCCAATTATGCAATCCCTTCGGATGACTACGGGGTTTTCTCGTATAAGGCAGACGACGGAGTTCAGCTTGCCCTTGGTTCGTCCGGTAAAGGAAACAATAATCTAATCATTACCGCGAAAGATAACCTTGAAGTCGATCACCAGCATTCCGGTATGTCGATTAATCCAACTCTCATAGGCCACTCAGTGGTTGACCCCACGTCGGATGCAACCCAGTGGTGGTCGATCACACATGACCAAACGAATGGAGTCATTCAAACTGGTAAAGGCAATCTTTCGATTGGATCTGGTTCGACCGCTCGATCTTTGAATTCAAACGGCGATCTTTTTGTTTCAGGGGACGCGGAGGTTACGGGTAAGCTCTGGCTTGAAGGCGGGGCGCAGATGTTAGCGAGCACCGTCTTAACGATCACAAACGAAGCCGATATTAAATTCGGATCATCGACGCAAGCCGCTTGGAAATACTCTACAAGTCAAACCGCCAATTGCCTTGTAGTTACTTCTGATGATACGTCCAGAAACATCATTTACTCTTCTACTTCTTTGCGGAATAAAGATCACGGTCATGCTGCGTCATGTGATCCGACTTTGTTTGTGCACGCGGCTGTTGATCCGACCACGCGAGACACCGACTACGCCACGATCGCCTATGACCGCGTCGAAATCGGCGCGGACTATGGCGCGTTCTGTGGCTTGAAGTCGCTCACTGAAGAAGTGACGATCTCCGTCGGGAACGGGTCTGGTGGCATTGCCACTTCGGGCAATCTCGCTCCCGAAGCTTCGCTGATCATGGGAGTTGCGGTTCGTTGCACGGACGCTCCCGGTGGCGGCGCAACTGAATACGACGTCGGGATCACCGGTAGCGGAAATCAAGATTCTCTTATAGCTGGCGCGGGAGTTGGTCTCGGGGACACTGCTGTTTCAGCGAGCAGTAACGACGGAACGGCTTTACCGATTATGAGCGGATCGGCAACTACTCTCACGATCACAACAGACGGTGACGTGACGGTTGATGAAATGAAGGTTCGAGTAACAGTGTTTTACTTTGACATGAGCGCGCCACAATCTTAAAGGCGCAAGAGGAGCGGAGCAATGATTCAAGTTGGCAATTTTCGTTTCGAAGACAATGAACTGAACGATCTCCCCAAACCGAACGACAATATCAAAGTCGGTGAGATCAGCTCGTTCAAAGCGAACGCGATCGGCAACGCCGAAGGGGAGACGATTCCTGTGTTGATCACCTATCGCGCGGTTTTGCAAACGAGTGTCGAGTCCGAAGGAGACATCGAAAACCGCATGGCGGCGATCGACGCGCGGATCGTGCAACTGAACGAAGAGAAGGCGAAGAAAGCGGCGGACAAAGACAAGCTTAAGATCAAAGCTGAAGCGTAGTGGATAGGTGACACCATGATCGAACTGAATGAAGTTCTCGCGATCGAAAGAAACTTCGCGGTTGAGTATCTTCAAAAAAGGATCAGCGCGGACATGGCTGATCGCGCGGATGCTTTCGCTTCTTTTGAGAACGTGCCGGATGAGAAGCGAGAAAACATCTATTCGATCAACGGTGACACCGCTTCGATCGACATTCGCGGAGTTCTAACGCAAAGCGGGCCGGATTGGCTTGATCGTTTTCTCGGGATCGAAGGAACCGCGTATCCTGACATTCTCGACGCGATCGAAGAGATCAGCGCGCGGGATGAAGTGAAAACCGTGCGGCTTGAAATGGACACTCCAGGGGGTGAGGCGAACGGAGTGGACAGCGTTTATCAAGCCGTTCAAGCGCTTGCGGGGGAAAAGAAAGTCTACGCGATCAACCACGGTTTGGTTGCGAGCGCGGGCTACTACATTGCTTCAGCCGCGAGCGAGATCATTGGAGTCAACCCAGCGGTGGAGACGGGATCGATCGGAGTTGTGATCGTGACTCTTGATCGATCCAATTCTCCGGTCGTTCAGATCACTTCGCGAAATGCGCCGAACAAGAACCCGAACGTTGGAACGAAAGACGGAAAAGCGGTTTTGCAAGATCGCGTTGACGCGCTTGAACGCGTTTTCATTCAGCGCGTTGCCGAAGGTCGGGGAGTCGATGCCGAAACCGTAAAAGAGAAATTCGGGCGGGGTGGTCTTTTGATCGCCCAAGATCCGGATCCGACTAAACCAGACGCGACCCGCGTTGGCATGATCGATCGAGTGATCTACAGTGCAGTCGATCAAAAAAGTCAACGCGAATCAATAGAGATGAAAGCTGAAGAAGTGATCGAAGATGATGAGATCGATCACATCGAAGAGAACCAACAAACAGAAGGTGAAATCATGGCTGATCAGAAGAAAGCAGATCCGGATCACGCCGTCGAGATCGAGCAGCTCAAAAACGAGAAGGATCAGCTTGAAGCGCGCATCAAAGCAGCGCGCCCGTTTTTGACTGCGGACTATCCGGCGAAGATCCGCGAGCTAGCGGTGAAGGTGCTCGAAGGCGAGAGCAAGCCTGAAGCTCTCGAAGGTGCCGTAGTTGCCCTCGACGCGATGCGCGAAGAGAACAAGGCGAACGCGGCGGTCGAAGACACAAACAATCACCCGGACACCGCAGCGGTGAACGCAAGAGAGATCGCAAGCGAAGACGGAACGATCTCGAACGCGATCGACTTCGACGCGGCGGTTAAGGAAATGCGAGCGAAGCTCGGATATGAGGTGAAGCGATGAGCGTATCTGTTGACACTCGGCTAGTGAACGCTCCGTTTTTCAGCGGATCGGCGATCGTCGAAGAAGCTGAGACGGTGGTTCAAGACGGTGGCCGTTCCGGAAACATGGTTTTCGGAACGGTCATGTGTTACGACGCGAGCGCGGCGAAATGGAATTCGCTTACCTCCGTTACTCAGACACTGTTCACCCGCGCGATCCTACAAGGCGGCGCGAACGGCGCGAACCTTGCCGCTTGGCAAGCGGTGACCGCTGGCGCTTTCACGGTGACAGTGAACGGGGTTGCGGTTGCGTTGACGGGCTTGGACTTCAGCGCGATCACGATACTCGATGAGATCGCATCGATCATCAATTACCACGCGGCCGGTCGAGTGATCTGTCTGTATGACAGCAAGCTCGACAAGTTCAAGTTCTTGTCCCCCGACGCGGGTGTTGGGAACACGATCAGCTACCTCACTGCTCCCGCAGCCGGGACGGACATTTCCGGGTCCGGTTTCTTGAACGGTCTGACGGGAACTGGCGTTCTCACCGCAGCAACGGGCAACGTCGACGCGTGTCTCCCGCTCGGGATCCTGCAAAAGACGCTCACCGAAGCGGCGATCCAGGCGGCGGACGTGACGGACGTTCCGATCATCGTCGGGGGGTCTTTCCTCGCGGTCGACCGGAATCAGTTGACTCTCGAAAACAGTCTCAACTTCACCGATGTGATCACCGCAGGTGGAGTTGATCAAACCATCGAGGACTTCCTTCGTGGACGCGGGATCTACCTGAAGGACTCAATTGACGTTGACGAATACGAAAACGCGTAGCGTCTAAGAGGTGACAAAATGAGCGAACTAGGATCCCCCGTACCGGTCCAGCTTTACAGCCGGTTCATGACTGAGCTTTTCGACGAGAAAGATTTCATTGGCGTTCCGTCGACGTTTCTTTCTCTGTTCGGACGTCCCGAGAGTGGATCGAAAACGACCTATCAGCCGGACAAGCTTGAAATCGACATCGACATCATCCGCGCGAACGAGCGCATGGCGACCATGGTTCCACGTGGAACGCAAGCCAAAAAGCTCGGGCTGAAAGAGGCGAAGAAAGAGCGCTTCACCGAACGCAATATGGTGTTCCCTCTCGGCGAGGAAGAGAGCACGATCACCGCGAATCAGCTCTTCATGCGTCGTCCGGGCGAGAACCCGTATGAGCAGAAGACGAGACTCCAGCGGATGCGTGAGCAAGCGTTGGATTATCACAAAGAACACGTTCGACGCATGGCGCGGACGTTCAACTACCTTGCCTCGCAAGCGATCATCACCGGTAAGATGCCTGCGATCATCGGGACCACTGATACCGGTCTGATCTATGACTTCAAGCGCAAGGCAACTCACACGTGGACGGCTTCCGTCGCGTGGACCACGGCCTCGACTGACATTCTCGGGGACATGGACGCGTCCTGCAATCTCATCCGCCAGGATGCGAGTGTGATTCCGGATGTGTGTTTCCTCGGGTCGACTGCGATGGAATCGATTCTCGCCAACGCGGCGATCATCGCACTCGCGGACAATCGGCGTTTCCAGCAAGCGTCGATTGTCACCGATCAAGACTGTCCGAAAAAATACATGTTCCTCCAAGACGCGGGATGGAATTTCCGGGGGATCCTCAAAACCCCGCAAGGGTATTCCCTCCATCTGTTCTCCAGTGTCGAGGGATACGACAACGCGGCCGGAACGTTCACCAAATTCATCGGTGACGAGCAGTGCGTTATCGGTTCGACCGAAGCGCGTTGCGATCGGCTCTTCGGTCCGCCCGAGCGGCTTCCGATGATGGGTTCCGAAGTTCAGTTCTTTCAAGAGCTGTTCGGCTTCAGCCCGTCCGCTCCGCCGATGCCCGGGAACATCAAAAACGGATCGATGGTCATCTCTCCCGAGATGTTCTTCTTCGATGCCCGGGTGAGCGAGGATCGCAAGAACGTGGTTCTCAGAACACAAACCGCGCCGATCTTCTCCCCGATCCATACGGACGCATGGGTTACGATCGACATCACCCCGTAGGAGATGAAGCTATGTTGAAATGGATCGACAGAGGGCCGCTCCACATCGGACGCGGAAGGTTCATTTATCAGGGTGAAGAAGTCCCCCTCGGGATACTCACCCCCGAAGCGATCGAGAGCTTGAAGAAAAAAGGAAAGCTCGAAGAGATCAACGTGGTCGTTCCGGTTGTCGAGCCGAAGGCAGAAGAGCCGAAGGCAGAAGAGCCGAAGGCAGAAGAGCCGAAGGCAGAAGAGCCGAAGGCAGAAGAGCCGAAGGACGACGACATCAAACCGATCAAAAAGACGATCGGTAAGAAGGTGGTCAAATGAAGTTGGCCGAAGGGAAAACGGTATACATTGGACGCCGGAAGTTCACTGGAGAGATCCCCGATGATCTCGCGCCGAAAAACCTGAAAGCAGCCGACGTCAAAAAAGCGAAGACCGAGAAACCAAAAGAGGAGACGGAGAAAAAGTGAACCTTCGCGAACTAGCCGAAGCGGATCTTGCTTTCACCCTCGAAGGTGATTTCGGTCTTCCTGTTTTGCTGATCGGACCCGATGGAGCAACCCAAAGCGTTAGCGCCCAGATCGTTTACGATACCATCGTTGAAGATCCGTCGAGCGGCGCACAACAGATCGTCCACAAACCAGTGGTTACGGTTCGCCGCTCATCGTTGACAACTGTCCCCTCGCCGGGTGAGGTGTGGTCGGTTCGATTGCCGCTCACTCCAGACGAAGACGCAGCGAAGGCAACGTATTTGATCGAACGCGCAAGTGAAGACGGAGGTTCCATCGGGTTCGTTCGGCTCTATTGCATGAAAGCTGAACAGTCATGACAATGAGGTTTCGCGAAGTGAAAGAAGCGCTGATCACATTGATCGGCAATGCGGCCGACGCCGGGGATGGTGATAGGTATCGGACGTTAGGGTATCAGTCGCAAGCTGAAGCCGCTTCGCAGAATCTCAATAGTGATCGATCGGTTCAGGTGATCTACCAACGCGGCGAACTGCCGAAGTCCGGTGGCTACGTCGCGGGACCTTTCCTTCACAACATGACTTTCAGCGTTCAGATGGTGGTGAGCAAAGCTACAAAAGGCGACGTCGCCACTCTCGAAGCTTCCGAGTCCACTGCCTTGCAACGGGCGAGCGCTTTGGCGGGGTTCCAAAAAGCCGCTGCTTTAGCGGACGATTCACTCGATGAATTGATCGACATCGTCTTTCAAGTCATTCAACGGGCGGACAATATCGATTTGGGTGATAGTGAACCCGTTGCGAGTCGGTGGTTATCGGACATTCAGAAGAATGAGATCGCAGAACACGGGGAGTTGGTGATCGCTACCGCTTCGATGACGTTGACGGCTTCGGTGTCGGAAGACGTCTTAGGAGC